TGGAGCCAGTAGTAGGGAAAGGCATAGTTGCAAATGAGTTTTATTCTCAATAAAGAATTAAAAAAAAGGAGCCCCCGAAGAGGCTCCCATAAAAAGATAAATCAGAATGCAGAAGGTGCAGTGCTGGTAGCATAAAGCTCAACAGCAGCAGCAGGGTTCAGGTAATCAGCGCCCATGGCGAGACGACCCAGGATCACATCACCCTGATAAATCACGGAGACATCGCCACTGGTGACTTGCACCTGAGGAGCGATAGCTTCCACACAACCAGCAGCTTCACGCTGGAAGATCAGACCACAGGAAGTAGCACCAACTTCGGCAGCAGTACCGTAGTCGTTGTTAACACCAGTGGTGGCGTTAGAAGCATCCTCAAGGGTAGTACCAATGAAGGAGCCAGTGTTGCCAGGATCAGCAACAGCACCGCCGTAGTTCACACCATACTTACCGAAGAACGGAATGTTCATCGACTTGTAGATCTTAATACCGGCGATTTCCACGATGCCCTCGCCGCCTTGCAGAGCGGTACCTTGGACATCACGGTTCACCAAACCATTGGAGCCAACAGCTTGGATCAGTTCGTAGTACTGACGGGGGTTCAGGACGGCAACACGGCCATCGGAAGACACACCCTTCTCGTCCAGAGCAGCAGCGGCATCATAGAATGCAGCAACCAGCTTGGCAGAATCATAAGCGTCAGCTTCAGCACCTGCACCAGAACCAACTTGGATCTGAGTACCACCGGGCTCAACGTAGCCGGTAGCAGAGATTGGAGAAGCTTGACGTGCACCACGAGTGATGGCACGGAAGATGTAACGGTCATACTTCTCAGCAAGAGCGTAACCGATCTTACGAGAGATTTCAGACCGCAGGTCATAATGAGAAAGAGTCTCATCAAGGTCATAAACGAATGCGCTGGAGATCAGCAGATCATCGACCGTGATGGTCTTCTCAGCCACCGGAGGTGCATTGTTGGTATCACCCAGGATGCTGTTACCAGGAGTATGGAACTCACTCTTGGTACGTCCGGTGTAGATGAATTGGAGAGACTTACCGTTCTTAAGGGTACGCTTCATCACCAGATCGCGAGCGATCGTATTGTGCTGGAAGCCCTTGAACATCTCACCACTAAAAAGCTTGAGATAAAGAGCGCGGGTATCGCCCGCAAGGTTAGCCTGACCCAGCTGAGTAAGCTGAGCGGGGTTCACCGAAGATTGAAAAGCCATTGTTTTTTATAAAGAGGTTTAAGCAAGTTCCTCTGGATCCAGAAGTATTTAGTTTTTATTGTGGTCTATCCCACCGTCTAGACGGCTAGAGGTATCGGCGTACCGGCTCTAACCAATAAGTGAGGAGGGGAATCGAACCCCTCCCAAAGTCACCAGATCACTTCTTGTAAGCAACGCCGCGATAACGCAGCTCGTCAACACGATAACGTTCTGCACGCTTGCGTTGACCTTCAAGGAAACGAATAAGATTGATAGACATAGTTCGTACAAGATAAACCTAGCCCCCGTTCCATGACTAGGCAACATGCGTCCCGAGTGCGTGCTAACGCACACAAGGATGAACGTACGAATTAACTACTTTTTCTTTTTGTTGAAGTTGTTATACTCTTGACGGAGTTTTTCCAACTTCTTTTTATTTGCTGCACTAGGATTCCGAAGATTCTCAGCAGCGGCATTATTCATCTCTCGACGAACAGCCATTTTAGTCCGACCAAACATTGTGTTAACCAATAGAGGGAGCATTAAGAGCCACAGGAGTGACATCAGCAGCAGCAAGGTCAAGCGGGAAGTTGTGTGCATTTCTTTCGTGCATGACTTCAAAACCCAGGTTAGCGCGGTTCAGGATGTCTGCCCAAGTAGGGATCACACGGCTCTCAGCATCAATAATAGATTGGTTAAAGTTAAAACCATTCAAGTTAAATGCCATAGTGCTAACCCCAAGAGAAGTGAGCCAGATGCCCAGGACGGGCCAAGCAGCAAGGAAGAAATGAAGAGAACGACTATTATTGAACGACGCATATTGGAAGATAAGCCTTCCAAAGTAACCATGCGCCGCAACAATGTTATAAGTCTCCTCCTCCTGACCGAACTTGTAGCCATAGTTTTGGCTCTCATTCTCAGTCGTCTCACGTACGAGCGAGCTGGTGACAAGACTACCGTGCATTGCTGAGAACAAAGCCCCACCAAATACACCGGCAACACCAAACATATGGAAAGGATGCATAAGAATATTATGCTCAGCCTGGAAGACCAACATGAAGTTGAACGTACCGGAAATGCCAAGAGGCATCCCATCCGAAAAACTACCTTGTCCAAAAGGGTAGACAAGGAAGACCGCTGATGCTGCAGCGACTGGGGCAGAGTAAGCAACAAAGATCCAGGGGCGCATCCCCAGGCGATACGACAGTTCCCACTCACGACCAAGGTATCCGTAGATGCCAATCAGGAAGTGGAAGACAACCAACTGGTAAGGACCACCATTATAGAGCCATTCCTCCATGGTGTTCGCAGCCCAGATGGGATAGAAGTGCAAGCCAATGGCATTGCTAGAGGGGACAACAGCACCAGAGATGATGTTGTTACCATACATAAGAGAACCTGCAACAGGCTCACGGATGCCATCAATGTCTACCGGAGGGGCAGCAATGAAAGCGATAATAAAACAGGTAGTAGCGGCGAGCAGACAAGGAATCATCAGCACACCGAACCAGCCTACATAAAGACGGTTGTTAGTAGAGGTAACCCACTGGCAGAAAGACTCCCAGGGGTTGACACTCTGTCGGGTAAGTACAGAAGTTGCCATAAAAATTTTTTGTTAAAAAAGTACCGACCCACCCACCACATAAATTATATCAGAAGCTGTACTTCACGCCAGCTTTGGTGCCATAGGAATTGACTTCATCAAAGGCAGCAGACAGCTCACCATAAACAGACAGCTTGTCAGTAGCAGCTACAGAACCAAAGACCTTACCAGTCAGTTTAGTGTCAGCTTCACCAGCATCAGGAGAGATCACGGTAGGACCACCTTGGATACCCCAAGATGCCCAAGCACCATTCTCTTCATAACCAACATGGAAGTCGGTTGCATGACCAGTAAAGTCCGAGCCGGTAAATCCGGCATTGTTTTCGATGTTCACGTAGGGACCAGCAATAGCGGCACCGTGTGCCATGCCGAGGAGGAGACCGGAAGCGATAATAGATTTCATTGTAGCTTGTGTAAAAAAGAATAAGTGTGTTCGACGCGGTTACCTTCAATTCCCCAGCCTAGCCAATACCAGGCTGCGTTCATGTAGTAACTCACTTGTTGATGTTCAAGTTGAAATGCATAGAGATCATTTCTGAACTGCATTTCATTGATCATGTAGCGTGTTTGACCCTCCAACGAGGAGGGGTCACAACGCCACCGTTTACAGAACGTACCCAAGCCATCATAACGATGTTGGGAAGTCCATTGAATGAGACCATAACCACCACGAAGGCATTGATCGTAGGGCACGATAGCCCCACCCTCACATACCTTGGGGCGGAACTCAGACTCTTGTTCGATGTTGCCCATGATCACAGCCAGGGCGGTTTTGTCAGTAACTTCAGCACGAGTCTGCAGTTGCTCTAACACATACTGCTGAGCTGGCGTGCAATCAGGGCAAGTAATCATTTTTTCTTAGCGGTTTTAGCAGCTCGTTTGAAGTTAGCTGCGGTGGGAGCACCTTTGCTTCCAGGTTTCCGCATCTTTTCTCCAGAGCCTTGTTTAATACGCATCCGTTTTGCGTGGATGTTAGCGTAGAGACCTCGTTTAGCCATAGTTAGCATTTCCATTTACGTAATGCAAGAGCCTTACGGGTGGGTCGTCCCTTGCTATCTTTCATTGGTCCCTTGACACCAGACATCCTAGCACAGAAGGAACGCTTTCTAGGACCACCCTCAGGCTGAGGAGCCTTGAGGTTTGATCCAGTTTCTCTGTTGTATTTTTCACGACCAGCTTTCGTCAGTCCACCAGAACGTGATTTGTGTTTACCAATTTTAAGGCTGACTGATGGTTTACTTTTTGTAGCCACCTTTGCCACCTTTTTTCTTGCCGCAAGCCATTACCAAACTCCAGGAATAATTTGACCAGTTAGTGCATACGCTCCAAGCGCAGCCATCACGCCCAGCATAGCCAGGCGACCGTTAAGCATTTCAGCTTTTTCGTTATGAGTCACGGTGTAGTTGTCGTCAGTGTACATGGTGGGTTCTTTAGCAAATAGGTTTTGTTGTCCGCGATCGTTGGTCGTAACAGTCATTAGAATTGAACGTCAGAGTTTTCGAGTTTCTGCATAACCTCTTGACGGTACGCAGGATCACGGTCATAACGAGGATCAGCCATAGCAGCAACAAGTTCTTGTTGGCTACGGAAACCTCGTGCAGTATCAGGTGCAGTGCGACCAGTCAACAGTTGACCATCCTCACCGACTTGATTTGAGTACTCATTAAACAAAGCCTGTACTGCAAAGAATACAGAGTTGGGGTCACCTTTGTCCATGACAGAATCATACATGGCAACCTCCTCTGGGGAAAGGTTCTGCCCTGCCCAATCAATCATGGACTTGTAGGCAGCCTTTCCACCAACCATCTCAAACAAAGAATCTGCTTGTGCTTGAGTCAGTACTTCTTGAGAAGACTCATCGTCATCTACTTCTTCGTACTCTTCTTCTTGCTCTGCTGGCTCGCCTTCGTCTTCGGTGGTTTGTACCTCATCACGTGGCTCTCCAAGTTTAGTTTGCAATTCAAGGTATGCTTTTTCTAGCTCGCCTTGGTCCTTGAATTTACCAGCGAGTAGCGGTTGCTCTCCACCCTCAAGAGACTCAGCAACCTGCAGGGAGTCTTGCTCATCAGCATTAAATTGTGGCTGATCAGCAGGTGTTTCATTCATCGTAAGTGTTTCGCTCATGCTATTGGTGGTTGTGGTGGTTCAGGAGTTTCAGATTGCGCTTGCTGTTGTGCCATTTGCATAGCAGCTTGCTCACGCTTTTGTTCAATAGCAGCCAGTTGTGGTGCTTGCTCTTGCTGTAGCATCATCTGTTCCTGTTCTGCTTCAGCTTGACCTTGTGCTTGCATCTCATCCATACTCTTCACAAGATTCAGTACATCAATACCAGAGGCAGCTGCCAATCGTTTGATGACTTCATCAGTGTTGATGAATTGACCAATAGCTTCAGGACCAATTGTTTGTGCAATGACAGTAAGGAACTGACTGAGGCTTTCGCGATCTTGTCCACGTCCAAGGGCATTGATACCTGCTACAATAGTAGGTTTGACAATGTTACCTTTGGGAAGACGTGGAATCTCTCCAGTTTTTTGGGCAACGTTGAGCTTACGGTTTAGATAAGGAACTAGGAACTCAACAGTCAGCAGGGAGAACAAGCCTCCAAGCTGTTGTTCAAGTTCAAGTTGTGTCATCCTGACTTCTTCTGCTGTAGTGCGTTCACTGTCCCTCACGTTGAGGATCAGGAATGCTTCGTTTAGACGTTGAGTCAGTGACCCGATCATCTGATAAGCAGTAGAGAAGTCAGCTGTCTTCCCAACCTGTACCACACCAATGTCATCAGGTCGTCCCTGGATGATAGCACCGTTACCTGCCTTGGCAAGTGTCTGGGGCTTGGTGGTACTGCTTGGGCTGACAGTAAACACTACCTTAGCAG